AATCTACAGCCGTTGCTTCGTCAGCGGCTATGTCTCCAGAGCCGTATTCAGGCGCGTTTTCAAAAACACTTTCCAAAGCCTTTATTTGTTCTGGGTCTGTTATCCACACTCTTCCCATGTTTTCAAAAGGATTTGAAAAACCTAGATTTTTAGAATTAAAAATATTGTTCATAAAGTCCATGATCTACACTCCCAACCTGCTATAGTTTACTCGGAGGTATCCGTCGCTTCCTTGTAGAACAGCCTCTGGCACAATCTTCATAGCCTGTTGAGCAATAACGCCAAACTCCATCTGATTACCCGCCAGTTCTCTACCCTTTTTGTTCCACTTCCAAGTATAGAGCTTAATACCATTGACAAGTTTGCCCACAAGTTTGATATCACTCTTGAGCCTAATGTCAGAGGCTCCAAACATAGAAGCCGCTGCCCCTACCAATCCAGCCATTTGAGTTCCTGTGCTAGGACCGCCGGGCATTACCTGAGAACCTGTACCTCGCATAGTCTGTTGCATCTGCGTGGAACTACCCAAACCGGCTAAGCCTCCTAACAAGTTAGCATAGGTGGTCAGCTGTGCTCTACGCGCTTCTTGCTCTTGCTGAGCTAGCCTAGCCGCGTCTTGCCGTAGCGCCGCATCTCTAGACTCGTCTCGTTGCCCTATAGCCTCTCGCAGCGAGGGTTCAACCATTAAGGTTTGTAACTGGTTTTGAGCATGTCCCGGTATTCTACCTAAAGCGCCTAGCCTTCGGTCTTCTGCCAGTTGAAGAGATTTGGCCAACTGATCTTGGACTAAATCTTCTCTGCGTATTTGCTGATTAGCCGCAAACTCTTCCAAAGCTGTACTGCCCAGTCCAAACTGACCTGCTTGCATAGCCTGTTGCTGAGCCAGTAGCTTATCTCGCTCTGTTAACTGTCTAGCTTGGTTTGCTATGGCCCCTGTACGAGCAAGGTGTAACGGGTCTTGGAAAATATCACCCCTGGCCAGTTGCGCATCTCTGTTGAAAAAGTCTTGATATGTAGGAGCAATTTGCCCAGTAGCTGTTTGACCTAGCCCTGTATATAGATCGTGAGCACGAGATGTTTCAGCCGCTTCCCCCGGAACTAAACCGGCTGTGTATAGATCAACGGCGTTTTGAAACTCGCCTTTTATCTGCGGTAGAAGTTCATCTATAAAAGGAACCACGGGAGCGTAAGGCTGTATCTCTGTAGAACCTTGAGTAGCCGATTGTTGCGGTGTGTTTACAACTACGGGAGGGGGAGAACGGAATATACCACCCATCTTATAGCTCCTTGCGTATGGTTATAGTTTTAAAGTCAAATCCTAAAGGTTCCATTACCTTTTCCCATCCCTTGCGACCTGTCATTTCAAAGAAGTCAAATCCTAATTTTTTATAGTATTTTTCCACCACTGGTACTATAACGGAAAAATCAAATTTACCAGATATTGCCTCTGCCGAGATGCCTCTTGATCTTGGCATGTATCCAAACCCTATTACAAAACTGCCCTTGATGTTTTCATCTTTATCCGTGGAAATCCAGAAATCGCTTGTCTTATCTATAACTCTTTTTACTAAATCGTCTGCGTTATATAAATCTTCGCACTTACTCCTAGACACAGACTTTTCCATATGGTTATAGCACTGAGCTAGTTTTTTCTTTAGCAATTCACTATCAGGATTTACCAGTTTATAGCTTAGTCCAGCTACCAGCGGCGTTGTAAAAATATATTCCTTCTCCTCCACTGCCGGGATTCCAGTTACTGCCATCAGCATATCTTATATCTCCCTGCTGTGGATTATCAGGCTCTACGTTGCTTACGTCTAAGTGACCGTCGCGTACTAAGTCCAGAACGGTTCTAACCTCCATCAACATAGAGTCTATAAAACGGGGTATTTCCTCTAGCTCTGTAGGACAAGTGGAGGGATCAAACCTGAGAAATTCCCTACTCATCTATCAGATACCACTTCTGATTCTATAGCATATCCCGATAATCTGAACTGAGAAGCAGTATCGCTTTCTATCTTAATAGCAGCGTATCTACCTCTGATTCTACAGTCTACTTTACTATCTGTTCCTATATCGAAAGATACTGGAGTATTATACACAACTCCAGAATTAGGAGACAACTCTGCTCCTACGCTGATATTAACATTGCCTGTTCCTTCTATGCGGGGATATACCCTGCTTATGCTTTTTATAGAATCTGTTCTTCCAGCGTTTAACCCTCTACGTTCCAGAGTAGTTGTAAAGTTTGTACCGTCAAAGGTAACTCCAGAATCTGCTAAGAAAAATTTATTATCAGAAGTACCGCACATTAGTAGAGAATCGATAGAAGGGTTGAACTCTTGCTGCCCCCAGTTAAAAGTATTCTGCTCCCAAGCACCTGTGGAAGCTGCCCAGGTATTTGTCAAGGCCGGGTTTACCAACCCCTTTGCTATAAAACTTACACTTGGTAAATCTCTAGTAGCCCAGGTATTTTCCACATAGTTCCAGATTAAAGCTGTGTCTGGGTAACCACCCGTAGCTCCTGAAGCGGGGAAACAAATCCATACTTCGTTTTTAATCTTATTATGAACTAGAAAAGTTTTATAGTAGTAAGTAGAATCAATCTTGGAAAACAAAAATGTTTTCATCTGATCGTCTATTATACTTTTTATAGAGTTACCGTTATGTATTACCACATCGTTTGTGGACATCATAACATGTTTACCATTTCCCAAATCTATAATGGCGTCTCTACTGAACAATCCTGTATCTTTAAAAACTTCTCTTATGTTAAATGTAAAAGCTCCACCTACATAGTTAAGAGAATATACACTATCCTCTTTATAAACCATTAACAAATTTCCCAGTTGTAGAGCGTTTAGTATGTGTCCCTTAGTACCCATTAACGATGTTTCGGCAGCTTCAGAAGCAGCGGAGGAAGTTACCCAAGTGTTGCTACCGTTGTTATCTGCCCCTACAGGTATGGCATCGCTCCACCGTATGGTGAAAGGCTTTGACACCGCTGAACCGCTACCGCTATCGGTAAGATTTAAAGCCACTAAGTGGTTTCTAAAAGGTACAATTGCTTTACACTTTAGAGTACTAGGCCAGTTGGTAAGGTCAGTAAACTGCGAACCTCCCTGGGTAAAACTCTGAGGAGCGTCTATACCGTTACAGGCTATTAATACACCGCCCAGCGCACCGCCTTGCCAGTTGTTAGTTGTACCGGCTATGGTTGTATAAGCACCGGAAGAGCGGGTAACGTCTGCGTGGGTAGTACCGGTAATTTTGCGAAGACCTGTGGCAGTTCCGTAAACCCATAGATCGTTACTACCCTGTAGCCAACTAGTAGCCCAGTAAGGATTATTATTAGAACCAGGGTCGCCAAAGATTTGTATATGGCCTAGTATTTTTCCAGCTTTACCGTCGATAAATCTTACGTTGTTTCCGTAGCTGAAAAACGCAGCTGGCATATCATACGGAGACAGGTCAGAGTTTATGCTAAATCTAGGAGCCTGTCTACCGTTTATGTCAAATATTTCCTTGGCCATTAACCACTACCCGCTGACGTTTGCTCTTCCCAGTCGGTTGAGTTAAACTGATCTAGAGCAAGATAATCTTCTTCTTCGTCTAATATATTACCGCCTGTTTCTTGGATGATGCAAAAATTTTCTATAACCCAGTTAGTAGGCATCATGCACCTCTACGGACAAGACCGCCGGGATCACCTTGCACAGTCATTTGCATAACTGTCCCGCCATATCTGGCTGCTTGTTCTGCTGATTTTACATCGTCCATTGCTTTTTGATATATAGCCATGAACCTTTGAGTCTGCTCTGTATCGTTTAGGTAAATAGCCCCTTCCAAGCAAGAACCAAACAAGTACAAGTCTGGGAAAGAGTCTAATATATTATTAGTAGTAACACTGTCTGATAAAGGTACTAGCTTACTATAGTAATATATTCCCAAGGTATAGGTAGAGTCAGGAGTAGGATATATTTTTATATCTTTTCCCAAGTTTGTATAAGCTCTAGGGTATCCGCTAGTGTAAGCTCCGTACTCCCTACTGCCTGACTCTGGAGAAAGGTAGTTTAAAGCGTAGCTGTTAGTATCAGAAGTTTCGTAAGTAATATTCCTTAGCTCTATTAAATCAGAGGGCAGGTTGTAGAAGGAAATATCCCCCGTTGTAGTAGTTTCTGCCCTTGTCATGTTAACTCTAACACGTAGTTCTCTGTCAAGCCTGTTCTCTGTTAAAGATATAAAATCAGGTATAACACTTGTCAAATCATCTCTGTTAAGATAATTAGCTATACTTGTTTTTATCTCTGAATACGTTGAAAGACTCATCAGATATTACTTTCATGTGTCCGTAGAAATCTATACTCTGGATCATTGAGAAGTTTTTTAATCTTAGGCCAGTGATCCTTATTCATCATATCTATGCCGTGTTCTTTTCTCCACTTTTCTACTATGACCAGGGGTATGCTTGCAACTTTGCGCATACCTGTTTGACGGGTTTCTACCCCGCCGTGGATATAGTCCTTGTTAAATTCTTTCTTATTAAGTTCTATAAGAGGTTCAATATCCTGAACGGAGTGCTGGACTATTTTATCCTCGCTCGCGTCATAGGTAGATTTGCGTTTAATAGGGGAAGAATCTACCATCTTAATACTTCTTCTTACCATTTCTCTTAGTCATATCGTGGTTCCTTCTTAGTGGGGAGAGCCGCTAAGCCCTCCCCGTGTTAAGAACAGAATTAGCTTAGGTCGTATACAGCGCCTAGAGCTTTTTCATTATCCACCTGTAGGGTGTATTCAACGATAATCGCTCGCTGCTCACCGTCAGATGTGGAAGCTACCTCGCGTTGGAAGAACGGACGTAGATAGGCCAGTTTATAGTACTCTGGATCAATTAGCCAACAATCCCTAGAACGCTGGAAGCGGTTAGGGACAACAGCCATCTCTCCAAAGTCACTGACATAAACGTCCATACCACCGATGATGCGTTGGTCAGCTACATCGTTAAAGTTGGAAACGCCGGAAGCTCCGCCTACACCTACAAAGCTAGAAAAGGTCTGCTTTTGAGAAGGAGCCATCATTATATACTTAACGTCGGCTCCGTTGTTATAGGCTAGGAGGATAGACGCTTTAAGCAGTGCTTCTGTAAAGGTACGCTGCGTACCGTCTGTGCGAGCAGCACCTGCTCCAGCAGAACCGGGTGCTGTACCACCGCTACCGATGCTGACATTGGTAGTTACCCACGCAGGAAGACTTCCAAGTTGACGCACAGTAGTATCAGCTGACATGGCGGTTTTGGCGGTATTAGCACCTACCAAAGTTGTTTCCATATCGCGCTTTAGTTCTTTAGCACGTTTGGACATTTGATAGGCTAGTTCTTCCTTACGACCTGCCTTGGATACCGCATCTAGCGTACCAGAAACAAGCGTAGTTTTCAAACTAATCTGACAAATGTTGCCCAGACGAGTTGTAGCCGAGGGTTCGGCAGCGGTGAGGGTTTGACCCTCTTCGTTATAGTTAGTAGCAACAGCAGCTGCAAGAGAATCTGTTTGCCACTCGTGGTTTACTGCGATAGCGTCCGAGCGACCACCCATTGACATAAAAGGTGTATCTGTCGGAGAGATATCGTAGATCACATTTTCCAAGTCTTCGCGAAGACC